GGTGCAAACTGTGTACGTGGTACTTTTACTAAGTCGCCCGCCTGCAATTTGTTAAAATCTACTTTTTTCATGCTCCTTACCTCTCTTTTGTTTTTCTGGTTTATAATGCCTGCTGCCCCGCTGCTGCCGTGTAGGTTTTCAATGTAAGCCCGCAGCGTTTGAACTCTCTATAAATTGTGTCCCTATGTGTTCCCAGCGCCTCTGCAATATCGCTTACGCTGCTGCCTTGCTTACTCATAGCCTCTATGGTCTGCCTGTCCTCGTAATGCAGACGCTTGTACTTTCGTTTCGCCATGTTCTATGCTCCTTTCCGTCCTCATTTGCTTTTATGGTAAAAAAATAAGCGTGTCAGAGTTTTTACGCTCTGCACGCTCTTCTTTTCTGCTGTTTCCTATAAAAAAAGAAAATCGGCAGAGGCTTTATAACCTCTTGTCGATTTTCATTCTAAAACTTATCTACAGATTAAAATATGTAAATAAGCAGGAGGTATTTTTATGTTTAAAATTCTTTCATATCCTATTAAAGACGGAGATCCTACCTGGCCGGGAAACCC